GAATACCTTTGGAGGAACTACACAATGAACATCGTTTACTGGGTAGTTATTTTCCTGCATGAACACTAGATAGTCTTCAATTTTTTGAAGAATTGCTAGTGCTACAGTTTCTGAACAATTACTTACAGAAACACCAATTGCTGATGTAGATGTACTTACAACAGCAGGAGGTGGTAATTCACTAACAGTAATACCTCTAGGATCACTGGCAAGGGGTGCTGCAACACACGCACCAATCAATGTAGAAATAACCTGCTTGTCGCGGGTATTTGCTAAGGTTAACCCAGCTTGTCTTGCAAGCTCGCTACGGTAGTCCCACTGAGTTACCAACAAATCAACATTGTCGGTTTCAAAGTGAGCTGCCATAGGTCGCTTATCAAGATTGATCTTGAAGGTGGTGCTGCTTGAGTCACCGCCAACAAGCTCCTCTCCTGCCTGCCAATCAGCATTTAAGCTGACCTTGCCCGTCACGGGGAATTCATAAGAGAATCCACCACTCAGGGACTTTGTGGTAATTAGGTTTTCAAACATATTGTACTCATCATATGCGTTGATTACCTCACCACTCCAAAGCGGGAGCCACAGTTTGTTAGCTCCTGCTGCACCACCCGATGGACCATCGGTAACATCTGTTCTTAAAACTAAATCACTTGCTGTTAAATTATCTGGCATGTTAAAAACTCCTAAACAAAATTTGTGTGTAAAAGACAATGTAGATTACACAGAATCAATTGCTCTTAGGGAGATGATGTCTATGTGGATTGTTTTGTTTTTGACAACCATTGCACCATAGGTGGGGTTTTTCTTAAACAAAACAAGTCCCAATAAGTTTTCTCAGTCTTTGATTGAAAACTTAAGGTTGTAGTTTATTAAAGTCGGTTTGTAACATTCTTTTTTCAACAGCTGCTCTGTACTTGGCATCTGTTGCAAACCTTGGATTATTTCTTTCGTTAGAAAACTCTCGCTTAGTTCTATATGGCATATCAGGAACCTGAGTATTTGCCATAGATGGCTTTGAGTTAGTTGATGTTTGTTCTGGTTCTGTTTGTTTTAGATTTGGATTTTTTCTATTATACAAACCATTAAGACCCAATAAAGTAATTTCCCAATTTGGGCTTGCCAAAGAAGCATTCATATTATCTTGCTCCGTTTGACTAAGGTTTTTACTTGCCCAAGTAAACAGTTTATTTAGGTGATCTTTACCACCAATAATATCAGCAGCCTTGGTATATGCCATTTCAATTTTTGCTTTTTGTCCAAGCATATACTCATTAATTACATAATCAGGCAGCTTTGTTTTTTCTTTAATAAGTTTTTGGGTTGATTCACTAAGTGTACCTTGAGTAGCAAACTCAACAGTCCAAGACTTCCAGTCACTTTCTGTTACAACTGGAGGTGCTTCTGGAGTTGTAGTTTCTGCCACAGTTTCATTCTTAGGAATTCTTAAAATTTCTGGGATTGGTTGTTGGGGTTTATTTTCAACAACAGGAGCCGCAACTGTTTCTTTGTAATCTTTGTTTACAGCACCTTGCTTTGCATACTCAGTCTTTAAAGCAGCTAACTCTTGTCTTGATTTTGTATACTCTTTCTGAGCATTTTTCAAACTATCAAACCAAGCACCAGCATCTTTAAAGTTTTCAGGGATCTTGTCCCCATTGTTTTTTACATAAGCTTCAAAAGCTACTCTTTCTTTTGCAACTTGAACATCTTTCTCAGTTGTAATTAAAGATTGTTCCGAATTTTTTAAATCAACTTGAGCCTGTGATTCAGGTTGTTCTTCTTGATATTCAAATTCAGGAGTCTCATTATCAGTCATTTTTAACCTTTCTTACTTTTAGCCTTTGGATTGACCTTAGGCTGGGCATGTTTACCAGTCAATCTGGTTGTAGTTCCACAATTACATTTGAATTTAGTTTTCATTCCTAAGATACTCGCTTTCCTGATTTCTTTGCCCCTTTTGTATAAATCCTCATTAGGCCGGTCCTTAAAAAAGAGATGGTGTACGTAAAGAGTTGTTAAGTCTCTGTTTAGAAAGCTCGATATATTCCGGTGATATTTCGATGCCCACAAAATCACGACCTAATTTTTTTGCCGCAACTGCGGTTGTTCCGCTCCCCATAAACGGGTCAAGAATTAAATTGGCATTTGTGCTACCGATTATTCTTTCAATTAAGGCAACTGGAAATGGAGCGGGATGTTCATTTTTCATTTCTTGAGTGAATTCCCAAATGTCGCCGTGAGAGTTGGCGCCTTTAGCAAGCTCAAAATCTGGCTTACAAATCAAATAAATTACTTCATATGTAGGCAAAAAGTATCCTTTGTTGAAGTTGATCCCTCCCTTCCTGCGCCAAATAATGATTTGACGAACGGGAAAACCTGACACAATATCCTGCCTGTCTTGTAGTAACCCTGCCTGCACTCGCCATTTATGGTTATAAAAAATGGCACCATCATTTTTTATAAGACGGAACATTTCAGTAAGGCAGTCTCTTTGCCATTTTGCATATTCATCGTGTGGCATGCAGTCGTGGTGATGAGAATAGCCATTAATAAGACTGGCATTTGACCATTTGCCGCCACGGCCATCTTTCATTCCATTACCTGTGGAATTTTTAAGGTTGTATGGTGGGGACGTTACAACTAAATCGACCGATTCGTCCGGCATTGACTTCATTGTGGCAAGACAGTCGCCACATAAAAATTTATCTCGAAAATCCGAAGATTTTTCGGTAGTTAATTCATTATTTTTACTAGTTTTTTTGGATTTCATATATGCGACCATGTCACGAAGGCGCATGTCAGCGTGACACCTTTAGCGGTACACATAGATTTAGTTGGTCTACAAGCTGGATAGGAACCTTTATTAGCATTGGATCTACCACAGGGACCTCCTGTTTTACAATTAATCCAACCCTTACCGTTGTTGCGAGAAAACCAACCGTGTAATCCTTTGTTTTTTTCTAAAGAAAAATCAGCTTTCTTTTTTTTCTTAGGCATTATTTCTTACACCTTCTATTCTTGGGACACGATGCTTTGGATCCACCAGAACCAGCCCATAAGTTTTTACAAGCCCAGTACTTGGCGGTTAGTTTGTTTGTGGCTGATTCACAATTATGTCTTGCTTTAAAAGATTTTCTAGCAGCTGCACTATAGTTATGACCATATCCAGTTGCACCATAATGAATAATTTTTTCTTTGCCATTTGCACAAGCTTTAACAACTCTTTTTTTATTTGGGTTGGGAGACTTGCGTGGTTTATTACAAGGCATACTTGCTTTATTTAATCTACTTGCCATTTATTTTTTTCCTTTGCCCCAATTAGATGCGCCTACTTTTCTACATTTAACTAAAGCACCGCTTGCATAAGCAGAGGGCCATTTCTTATATCTAGATTTTACTTTGTGATAACAGGCATCTTTTTTTCCAGCCATATTAACCTCCTTGGAATGCAGACATATCTACACCAGAGTTTTGTAATACATTACTTAAACCCTGACCGCCTGTATTTTGAATATCTTGTAAAGCAGCAGCTCTACCAGCATCAGCCAAGACTGATTGTGCTGTTTGTTGTTGTTGCATCATTTGTTGCTGCATCATCTTCTGTTGTTCGAGTTGTTGTTTTTCTTCATCAGAAATAACCCAGTTTCTAGAATCAAAACCTAAAGATGAAATTAAAGCTCTGGCATATTCTGACCACTTGAAAGAAGCCAACGCAGACTCAGGTAGATTTCTAACCATCTCACCCATCTGCATTAGTTTTTGTAAATCTGTGTCTCTAGATAAAGCCTGTAAACCAGTTACAACTTCAATGTTTAAAGTTCCATCCTTATTAAAGAATTGGTCATACATTCGTTTATCTAAAGACTCATCTTCAATCATAAGGAATATAGAGCGTTTGATAATTGGTTCAAGTAAATCTCTAGCGATGGCTGAGAAGGCACCGCCAAGGATTGTCTCAAGCTCCGATCCGATCAAGCGTACAGCGGTCGCAGTTACCCTGTCGCCGCTTGGGATGGCACTGGCTGACATAAGGAAGGCTTGTCCAATCTCACGGCGCATGACCTCTACGGCGGTTTGCGCGGCTGAGATTTGGGTATTCATGGTTTGACTGGGAGATAGAACAAACACATCTTCCCTTCTAGCAGGAACCCAAGATCCGTTAGATTGACTAGCGATATCATCTATTTCAGTAATACCACTAGGGTCTAAACACATCCAGAATGCTGTGGAAGCAGCCATACCATCAAGCATAGCTTTGGTATAGGAGTCTAAAGATTGGAGATCACCTAATGTATCTTCACAATGGGATCTACCATAGTTTTCACCAGCTACACCATACCACCTTAGAACAGAAACGGGACATACTTCATAAATACCTTCAGCTAATAAATCACCATCAGCATTTTCTTTTCTGTAATCCCAAGTATTATCTTCGTTTCTACGGAATTGACAGAATTGTTTTTCATATCCTTCTTTTTCTACACCAAATACTTGATAAGAAATTTTATCTTCATCCTTTAGAGAGTACTCAATAAAAATAATTTCCTGAACAGAACCATCGACAGCCCGTTGAACAACATAGTGATCTAGTCTTGTTGTTCTAAACTTATAATCATCTTCAATATGTATTAGAGAATCTCCCACAACAATTAAAGACTGGATGGCTTGATAAACAGTTTCTCTTAGGTTGGTTGAAATCAGTTTTCTATATACCTGATAACATAAAGTTTCAAGATAAGATTTAATTTCAACACTAGGGTCTACACCAGACTTCAGGTTAAATTTAAAGAATGGAGTGTCATTTACAGGCATCAAAGCAGACAACATTCTACTAGCAAGTGCTGTAACACCGCGAGAACCAACTGAAGAAAAAGGTTGAGGCAACATTTGTTCTTCGGTCCAACCTTCTGGGGGTAGTAAAGAAGGAATGGTCAGTGCTGCACAATATCTTGCTCTAACTAATTTAGAATTTCTAATAGAGTGTAATCTTGAAAATCTGTCTGCTAAGGTAGTATTCATATTATGTTCCTGGTAAACTCATACCCGTATACAGGGATGAATAAAAATCTAAGTTAGAAACATTTGATCCAGCAATACCTTGTTGTTCTCCTGCTTCTGCTTGTGCATTTGCTTCTCTGATAGCTTCTTGTTCTGCTTGAGTAGCTTTTTGAATCTCTGCTTCTTCTTCTCGCTTGATACGCTCTCTTTCAGCAGCTTCCCTAGCTACCCGCCTTGCTTCAGATGCTTCAGCATCAGCTCTTCTTTGGGCTTCTTGTTGAGCTTGAAACTCACGCTCTTCCCTTAATAACTGTTGTTGTTCTGAGAACGTCATTCCTCCAGATATTGTTGGACTACCACCCATAGGTACCTCCATTTTCTTGTTGTTTATTACATATATGTCTCAGTTTATTTACAAGCTCTATTTGCCCAGCTCTAAAAGAACATTTGCGTGTCCATTGTTCAGATGTTAATTCAGGATCATACTCAAGTGGTTGGTACATCTTTTCCAAAAGTTCTACCAGCTTTGAGTCTATCCGTGGATACAGTTCTTGTTTCATTGTTAATTTTTTCCATTTGTAGATTCAGTTTTTCTAATTGATCATAAACATCTTTTAAGATTAGTCTTACATCAGTCATTGATAGAGTTCCGATATTAGTATTTAGTCTTAATTTAAAATTATCTTGAAAGCTCATGTAGTAATCCTTTGGAGTGAGGGTAAGTTAGAAATGTATTCATTGATGTTAAGGTTGTTTGTATTAATATTATTGTATCTATCAAAAAAATATTGTCCCGCTACGTAGGAATCTTCAACATTATTATCATACTTGTTATAAGTAGATCTAATATCCTGACTTAAAAATTTTAACATTTGTTCTTCCGATAAAGCAGCTTTCTGAAACAAGTTAATTTTTTTATTTTGCTGACCAAACCTAGTGAATTGATCATTAATATCAGTTGTAATTTGTTCAAAATTTTGTTTTATATTTTTTAAATCTTGTTGTGCTGCTAATGCTGGTGAAGTTAAAAATAAAACTTTTTCATCATCTTCAGTTTCAATTGTTTCATTTTTTAAAGTACCTCTTTGTAAACCGCCCAGAGTATTGTATTTATTCATTAACTCTTGGGATAAGTACGGTTCAAACTTTGAAAAGCTATATCTCTTTTTTACTTCAGCATCAGAAGCATTGGAAGAAAAATCAAAGAAATTAGAACTACCAACCAAAGAAGATGCTTTGGCTTGTTCAAACAATCTAGTAGCAGCTTCTAATTTATCGGGATTGTAAAATGTTTGTTTTTGACCAAACATATTAGTCTGTTGCTTTTTAACTCCAGCCATTTCAAGAAATTGTTCTGGAGTTCTAGCATTAAATAAAAAGGTACCCGAATCTTGTGTTGCTTTATTTGTGGTATAAGAATTTTTGGTGTTTAAAAAATTTAAAAAAATAGCTTTATTTAAACTTGTTTTAGGAACCTTACCAGTAATAGAGGAAGTAGAAATATTTGATACATATTGGTTATAAGCCGACATTAATAAATCCATTTCCTGTCTAAGATTAGCTTTTCTTTCTTCTCTTGTAAATTTATTCTGTGTAAACATATTATCCTCCAAGTTTATTGTATATCACAACCTCCTGCTGTACAAGCTAGTGTGTGAGTTCCCGTGGTTGTGTCAACTAATTCATAGTTTTTTAACTGAGAAAAATCTACAACAACTTTAGGAGTCATATTGTATGTTCTTGAATCTATAGCCTCAAACGGAGCTTGGGTGTAAATATGATCATTCTTTGGTAAAAAGGAAATGCCAGAAATTTTATCAAAGTTTTTCCACACCCAGTTACCTATTTCAAGATACTCGTCATCTGTGTAAGATACTGTAATACTAGGTTTGTGATGACAGTAAAACTGTTGGTAATCCAACCAAAGTTGCAAGTGTTCCATTGCTCCAAGGGTTTCACTTGTCTGAGTACCAGCTTCTGCTTTTTGTGGGAAAGTAAATACAGCGGTTGACTCTGGATTTAGTACACAGTCTTCAACCATTACACCTTGATCCTGCATCATTAGATACATTGGATCTTTCTTGTCAATGCGTACACGTCTAAGATAGTAATCGGAATATCTTGGATGTAAACCAGAAGATGAATTAGCTAGACAGGATGTAGTTCCTTCGGGCTTGATACAAGTTATTGATTTACTTGGCAAGATACCAAGCTTTTTAGACCACACAAGATTAGTGTACTCGGCTGTTTCCTTTAAAACTTCCAAAGTATACTTTAGGTTGGCTTTGCCTGTTTTACCAGACATTAGTTTATTATCAAAGATTCCAGTCATACTAACACCAAGCAACCGCTCTTCTTTACAATTTTGTTCCCACGATTTTTGTAAGAATGGGAAGTTAGTAAACATACTTTGTATAGTACCTATAACAGTAGCTTGTTCAATTTTTTTTGTTAGTGATTCAAGAGTGTCATGCGATCTAATAACAATAGTTGATAGATTACAAAATTGCATTGGCCTCAAGATAATTTCTGAGCATGGGTTCGTTCCAAAAGAATAAGATGTATCTCTATTAGAAGCTTTGGCAATATCAGACATAGCTTTTCTATTACAGATTCCACGCTCACCCGAATGTGAGTTATATAGATCAGACCACTCTTCCATAAACTGACCCATTGGTGGTCTATCGATATAGACTGCTGAGTTGTTAGCTAGTGAACGGTGTGCTGAAGAATCCCACCATGTTCCAGACTTACAGTTAGCCATTTCACGGTCAGCCAAATCAGAAAGTGAAATCATAGCAGAACGACGAACACCACCAACAATGACGGACTGTGCAATCTTACAACAAATATCGTGACACTCTAGTGGTGTAAGATGTCTACCACGGGCTTTGTAGAATGTTTGTGTTACAAATCTAAAGACATCTTCTAGTGGTTGAGGTCCACTAGCTCTTCCACCAAATGTCTTCAGTCTTTCTCCAGCCTTACGAACTCTAGATGTATCCCACTTAGTATGCACACCAGAGTAAAGACTGTTGATAAGGGATTCAAGAGCGCAACACCAACCTTCTCTAGAGTCTTCCACAACCACAGTATTATCCCATAGTTTTTCAATAACCGCAGGAACTGGTGGTAGTTGATTTACACAATGTGATTCAACAGAATACCCAACCCCAGTGCCGCACATCAGGATATACATTAACTCAGTAAAAGACCGTGGAGAAACTATTTCCATATAGGCACAGTTATATAACGCAGTGTTATCTTTTTCTAAAGCAACACCAGCTGTCATAAGACCACGCATACTGGGCAAGACATCTAGGTTTAGAATAGCTTGTTTAATATCAAGTCTTTCTAACAGTTGTGGAGCCTTGTTGGTAAAGAATGACCACCAGCGATCTACAGTTTCTTCCCAAGTTTCTCTACGATTCTGTTCGGGCAACCATCTAGAATAACGACTCAGTGCAATAAATTGTTGAAATGTATTCATATTAGACTCCAGTTGAACCAAATCCACCAGTATTTCTAACTGTTCTACTTAGATTTTCTACGCAGATAAATTTGGGTCTAATTACTGGAGTTAATAACAACTGAGCTATTCTTGTACCCTTAGTAAAGGATTTTAAAGAATCAGAGATGTTGGTTAGGATAACCTTGATTGTTCCTCGGTAATCGGGGTCAATAACACCAACACCATTACTTAAGATAACACCGCTTAAAGCAATACTAGAACGAATATAAACCAGACCAGCTATATTGGTGGGTAGTTCAATAGAAACACCCGTATCGACAAGGGTTGGTACATTTTTCTGTAAAGTAACATCTTGAATACAAGATAAATCAGCACCAACAGAATTCAAGGTTTTATATTCTGGTGCATAGGTGCTAGAAGGATCAAGTGTAATACAAACATTACTTAAATCTTCATACTTATATGTCTCAGCATAAACATTATGGGGATTATTAAAATGTGTGGTTTCACAATAGTAGCTATCATTTATCATATATTTTTCCTTGGTTATAATCTGTAGCCCCAACTTTTAGTTAATACCACTATAAGAGAAGTCGGGTGTCCACAAATTTGGTTGGTTGGTTTCAAAATTATACTCCCCAGCACGAAGAATACGAACACATTGTGCCATTTTTAAACAAAAATCAAGACTATAGGGATTACCCTCCGAGTCCTTAAAGCGTTGATAAGAATACATAACGGCATCAGTCCAATACTTAGACTGAACTGAATCCAGTATCTTCTGTGCTTTAACTGGACCACATTTCCAAATACCTGGTATATTATCTGTTGTATCACCAGTTAGCCATTGTTTGTGGAAATTATACTCTGCCTGCCTTGCGTCCACTAGGACGGGAGCCTCCTCCTTGTCGGGGTTCCAATGCCACCCCCTGACAGAGCGCAAGTCTTTATCGACGGTCACGGCGATGGCGCGGTACTTCGATGCCCAGATGCCCAAAAGATCATCGGCTTCAATATTTGGCTTTACTCTGGTTGAAGCTAGATTACAGATAATATCTATAGCCAAAGGTAAAGACTCAGGGACTTTTCTATTTACATCTCTGTGTCTTTTATAAGGATCCCATATTTTACGTCTAAAGTTATCAGACCTTGGACAAGACAAGGCTATGTAAACATTGTTTATACCCTTAGGTGTCCAAGATGAAACATCATGTTTTGCTCTTATTTCAATATCTTCTATTCCTTCAGACTCTGCCCAAAAAGCAATACGGTATGCTAAGATATCACCATCTAAAATTGCTGTATCAGGTAAAGGCTCAAATTGATATGTTGTCATTTTAAAAACTATTAT